AAATCGGTTCGCGATTCTTGCGAGTTCGAGGCTGAACGCAGCCTGTTACAGCAAACTTGGGCGATGACTCTCGACGCCTTCCCGGCGAGCGATACCATCGAACTGCCGCGACCGCCGCTCTCGAGCGTGTCGAGCATCACCTACATCGATGAGAACGGCAGCTCTCAGACCTTCTCCAGTGCCAACTACGACGTGGACGCAACTCGCGAAGTAGGACGCATTCGGCTAACTCCGACAGCATCCTGGCCTGCGACGCAAGCCGGCAAGACAAACGCGGTCACGATCACCTACGTCGCCGGCTACGGCACCGCGGCGACCGATGTGCCGGAGTCGCTGTCATACGCGATGAAGAAACACATCGACGCGATCTATCACGGCACCGACATGGCAAAGTTTCCCGTATATCTGCGGATATATCGATCGCACCGACCCGGACACTACAACTGATGGCAAAGTTTACAGTCAATACCGGACGCCGACGCAATGAGCGATGGTCGATCGAGTTCGACAACGCGACGCTCGATGCGAACGGCCAACCGATCGAAGACTGGACTCCGATTAAAACGGTATGGGTCCGCAGCACGCCGAAGTCCGCGACCGAAACGACGCGAGGCGATCAGACCGAGGCGATTGTGACGCATACGCTCGAACTCGATCCGCGTGTTGCAGTCTCGCCGCTCAACCGATTCACGCGAGGCGACCGCGTGCTATCTGTCGTCTCGGTGCTCGAGCCAGAGTCACCTCGCGAGCCGCTCGTCGTCGAGTGCAAGGAGTTGGAAGTCTGATGGCGAAAGCAAAGAAAGGTCTAAATTTCGAGACGGTCGGCTGGGAGGAGCACGCACAGCAGATGCTCGTCCTGTCGAATAATCTCGAAAAGAAATACGCGATCGCCTTTACAGCCGCAGTCGCGAAGTCGCTGAACCGAGCAGAGAAGGCCAACATTAAACGAGGCGACGCCGCCAGCCGGCGATACGCGAAGTGGCCGAAGCCGTTATTCAAAATGATCAAAACAAAGCGGCTAGGCAAGAAGGCGAAGACGAAACACGGTGCCATTGGACACCGCGTCGGACTATTCGGTAAAGGTGGCTGGGCGTCTCGAGGTGCGTGGCTCGAACGCGGACACGTTACTGCCGATGGCGGCCGCACTCGAGCGTATGAGTGGGTGAAGCCGTCACGCGACCAGGTCGAGCCGACGATTCCCGCAAAGGGCAAGGCGGGGATCGTCAATAAGCTAAAGCGCGACGCGAAGCGAGCCGCAAATAAAATCGACTCGAGCAAGAAACCGTAACGATGGCCGACATCACAGCCACAATCAGAACGCACCTCGCCAGCAAGTCCGGCGTCACGGATCTCATTCAGGCGACCGGCGGTGCGTTTCGGATGTTTCCCGATGTGCTCCCACAATACGATCCAGACAGTAGGACGAAGAGCAAGCGGCAACCGCTCGTACTGCCGGCATGCACGATCGATTCGCTCGGAGCCGATGATCCAACGCACAATACCGGAGCCGCCGGCGTCGTCACCGAGACGCTAGTGATCGACTGTTATGCCGCGACGCGAGCCGCCGCGAACTCCCTGCGACTGGCGATCCGGGCCGAACTGAACGCATTCCGCGGCACCGTCTCGAGCGTCTGGATCTTCTGGATACAAACGCGGGACCAGTCAACCACATTCGAGCAGTCGAAAGTCGGCGAATCGCTCAAGACCAGATACATCAGTCCGATCGAGGCGGATGTTATTTATCAGGAAGCAACAACTAGCACGCCAACCTAAGTCCTAAGGAGGCAATCATGGCAGCAGCAAACGTACCTTTTACCGGCGGCGGATCGACTCTGACGCTCGGCACGACCGCCATCTCAATCGCGGCTACATCCATCGGCGGATCGAGCAACACAATCCCGCGTGTCGCGAAAACCGATCTCACCGATGGCGTCGAAGCTTACATTCCCGGCGACGTTATGGATCACGACGAAGTGACGGTCGAGGGACTCGCGAAGATGTCCGATGTCAAGGCATTGCGTGCAGCGATCGATGACGGCAGCCCGCTGATCGAGACGATCACCGTCACCGATCCGACTCTCTCCGGCGAATCGACCGCAAGCAAAGAGGCATCGACGACGGCATTCATCACCAACGTCGCGGTCGGTGCTCGTGTTAATAACGAGATCACGACGGTCACGGTTAACTTCACCTGGGGCGAGGGAAGTACGCTAACAAACGCGACGTAAAAAAATGAAAATAGAACTCAAGAAGATGTGGCTGATCGCACGCGACAAAGCCGGCGATCCGGAGATGCTCAACGGCGAGCCGATCTCGGCATCACCGCACGAGCTGACAATATGCGACGTCGAGATTGAAAGTGCCGAACCGTGCGACGCTGCATATTGTCAGGACTTCTGTATCTGCCCAGACTGCGGTCGAGCGTTTCGGGACTTCGGCGAAGTGAATCTGAAGCACGGCGTGCTCGTGTTTCGCGTGCCATGCTTGCAGGCGGTGTACGACGCGATCCGCGACGAGGTATTTAAGATTCTAGAGGCCGATCATCCCGACGTGACGATCACACGCTGCGCCGGCCTGCCTCAAGTTCTCGTTGATTCGGCCTCGCTGCATGTCGCCGCGGACATCGACAACGACGAGCCGGATCTCGACGATCTCGACGAGGTGGAGGTGCCATGAGGCTCGAGAGCTGGCAACAGGTGACGCGGCTATTCCGCCGCCGATACCGCTGGATCTGGGTAGGCGGCTGGACGTGGATTCGGATTCGCGACCTCACCGAAGCCGAGATGACATTCGCCGAGGCGTCGATCGCGACCGCCGATGGCCTGAGTGTCGATGCGTTGATGAACGCTCGCCGGCTGCTGCTGTCCTGGTGCATTGTCGATGGCGACGGCGAGCGAATGTTCGACACCGACGAGAAGATGGGAATGCTCGGCGGCCTCAACGGTCGGATGGCTCATCGTCTCTTCAACGCTTGCCGATCGCATTGCGGCTACAAAGACTGCGAGATCGACGAGCTGATGAAACTGTCCGATTTCTTCCGCGAGATGAAAGACGTTCAGCTTCCTGACCGCGACCAGGGCGTCGATGATGTCGCGAAGCAGTGGGTTGCCGCCGGCCGCCAGCGAAAGAACGGGAGGCACTGATGGCAACCTCCTGGACACTCGCGACGAACGTGACGGCTAACACTGCCGGATTCCAGAAGGGAATGGATCGGGTATCTAAGAAAACGAAGGCGACTCAAAAGGCCACCAAGGCGCTCAAAGTAGGATTGATGGCCGCCGGTGCAGCATTTGCTGCCGTCGCGTCGATAATGAAGAAATCGCTCGCCGCTTACGCAATACAAGAGCAAGCCGAGGCACAACTAACCGCCGCGCTGAAATCGACCGGACACCAGGCCGGACTGACCGCGGAGGAGATCAAGAAATTCGCCGCACAACGCCAGGGCATAACGACATTTGGCGACGAGGCAACCATCGCCGCGAGTTCGGTGCTGCTCTCATTTACTAACATTCGCGAAGGTGCATTCAAGCCGACGATGATCGCCGCTCAGGACTTGGCTGCTCGCATGGGAATGGACCTGCAATCGGCGATCGTCATGGTAGGCAAGGCGATGAATGACCCGATCGCGAATCTATCGGCGATGTCGCGTGCCGGCATTCAATTCTCGGAAGATCAGAAGAAGATGATTTTCAGTTTAGTTCGCACCGGCGATATGCTCGGCGCGCAAAAGATTATTCTCGGCGAACTAACTACGCAATTCGGTGGGAGTGCAACGGCAGCCGCGAACACCTACGCCGGCAAGATGCAGCAACTATCAAATAAGTTCGGCGACCTGCAAGAAAAACTAGGTGAGAAATTGGTTCCCGAGTTGTCGCTGATCGTCAACTTTCTAAGCGAGGCAGTTAGTTACGCTGAGAAAATGGGATTCCTTCAGGGCAAGGCGGATTTGAAGGAAGAACCGGAAATGCGCAAGGCCAGGCTGGAGGATATGACAAAGGAAGATTTGAAGGCGTGGGAAAAACTTGACGACATTCAGAAACGAAATCTGCAGGCGTTGAAGGAACAACGC